TTTTGTGGCATCGGGATATTTGCACCAACTGAGCCTTTTAAACGATGCTTCAACGGCAATTAAAGAGGGTAATAATAATGTTGCAGCACAACAATTATTTGACCTATATTCCAAAAATTTTAACAAGGCAATTTCTCAGGTTTTCAAACCCACAAGCGAAAATCCCAAGCATGTAGAGTTCTTTTATAAAATGCAGGCAAATACAATAAAATTCTCCGCATACAAGGCAGAATACTTTAAAAATGCCTTAGTAAAAGCCTACGAAAAAGATGCTAAAAATTATGATGCTAATGCAAAACAGATATTACAGGCAGGAAACCGATTTCAGATAACGGAATACAATACCACTGTTGCCCGTGCAAGAACGGCGCGGCAGTTTGGAAACTTTCAAAAAGATGCAGACTTGTTCCCGAACTTGGAATGGTTGCCATCCACCGCTTACCAACCAAGAGAAGAACATCGGGCGTTTTGGGGATTGATACTTCCGATGGACGACCCTTTTTGGCAAAACAACCAACCGGGCAATCTATACAATTGCAAATGCAACTGGCGACAAACAAATAAGCCTGCAACGGCAGGACCGGAAAAGATAGTAAAACCCGCTCGCGGATTAGAAGGAAATCCCTATAAAACAAGGGAAATATTTACCGACAAGCACCCATACTTTGAACGGGCGGATAAACAAACACGGGAACGGGTTGATTCGTTTGTAAGCGAGCAAATATTTAAAACTCAGTTTCAAAAACAGGAAGGAGGATATTTTGTGCATCCCTTGCAGAATAAAAAAGCATCAGATTTTGAAGATTTAAAATTGATTGCCGGTGAGTTTGTAAAAAAAGGAAATCCTGTGTATATTATGCCAAAATTAAGCGCAAGCAAAGGGGATTTATACCAATATATATACATGGGGGCTTATGAAGCCAAACAGCCGGATTTATTAATTAGAGGATTGTTTTATGAATATGAAAGTTTTGAACGTCCGTTTGAAATATTGAATATAAAAAGAATGGTTAAAAAAGGTAGAAGTCAATCCGATAGAATCATTATTGATTTAAAAGGAATAAAAATTTCACACAGGGCAGTAAAAGAAGAAATTAAAAGGGTATTAGGAAACTTGAAAGAGGTGCATATTTTAACTGATAGCGGAACTATAAGGCTTATATAAACGCAAAACCTCCCGCAGTTGCAAGAGGCTTACAGACGGCGAACTCGCAGGCTCGCCAATTGAACTGCAAAGATACATTTTTTTTTAATACAAAACGCAAAACTAATAAAAAAATGACAATAGAAGAATGTATCGAACAATTACAAGGAGCAAGCAAGGAGTTTAAGCGTTGGTTTGACAGAGACTTACCGCGTGAAATCGGCGTTGAAGCCGTGAACTTTTTTACTGAAAGTTTCGATAATCAAGGGTTCACTGATAATGCCTTTGAGCCATGGAAAGAAGTTAAACGCAGGGAAAATGAACGTAATTACAGAACCATCACGCGGGGAAGAAACGCGGGCGAAAGGCGTGCCATCAACAGGGACAGCAAAGATAAAATATTGGACAGAACGGGCAATTTGAAAAAATCCTTAGAATATGATGCCGAACCCGGACAGGTGACGGTGATTAGCGACACCGAATACTCATCCGCCCACAACGAAGGAACTACCACCGCCGGACGAAACCACAATGTAACCATTCCAAAACGGCAATTTATGGGAGAATCCGAAACCTTTGACGATAAAGTGGTGGAAATTATGGAGGAGGGGGCGGATAGGATTTTGAAGAAATAATTATCTTTTATTTCTTAATGTTGAATAATATTCGTTGATTGTTCCGTCTGGATTGCTTTTTTTCCAATCTTCATAATCATCCGACTGTAAGTAAGAAAAATCATTACCGTATTCTTCGCATTCCTCTTCCATCTTTGTATTGTCTCTTATTTCTGCCAGTAATATAAGAATAAAGACTATTGCAAGCATCAGAATAAATGAAATAGCAGATGTTATACCTACGGCTAATTGAACGCTTCCTTCTTCAATATCGGAAATTAAAACAATAGCAGCCAGCAATCCAATAATATCAATGATTAATATAAATGCCGCTAAACCTTTTACTGCAGATGTACTTAATATAGATTTCATATAACTTTGTATTTTGTAAAAAATAATTTGCAAAGATACAATTTTTTATTCAAAAAGCGCTAATTGGTTTGGGTTTATTTCTTCCGTCTTTTCGGTAGGATTTCCGATGCGTTCCATTTCCTCCTTAATTTGCTTATCAACATTTCGCATGTTGACCATTTTCATAAAGGATTTATAACTCATGGGGTAAAACGGCAGGATATAAGCGCGGAAGACACCTGAATAGGTCGTAATGCCCTCTCTGTAATGAGCGCCTAAAATGCCAATGATTATTTTGCATCGGTTTAAATAATTCAACCTATTATATCCGCCTTTTTTCGCCATAATATCCCTATTTTAACGTAAGTATTTTCCTTACAATATCTTTTCTTATCCTTTCGGCAAGGATAGTTCCGTTTGCTAATTCATAATCGCCGATTTCTACATAAACATTGCTTAAATACGACCAAAAACCACGTGCCTGCGATAAATTCAAGCGTATGGCTTTAGAATTATGCTGTGTGGCTCGTAATTTTGACAAGACGTCAATATACTGTTCGTAGGCAACCATTTGGTTTAAATTGCTTAAATCTGACGGGATTTTACATGCAGATTCAAGATGCTTGATTATTATCAATTTGTCTTCTTTCTTTATTTTTATGGGGATTGTTATCATTATTTTAGATTTTAGATTAATTTAATTGGTCTCCAATGGGTGATAGTATCAGAATTATTAAATTCTTTAATCCAATACCTAATAAAAGAAACATATTCGGTATTGTTATATCTAATCAACACACTACTTTTTTCTTTTGGAAACTCTTCGCTTAATAGAATCCACTGTTGCGCGAATGCAACGCCGAATTTAAAGGCATTATATGCTGAGAATATAGGTGGGTCAATTTCCTTGTTTTCGGCATATTCTTTTGCTGCTTCTTCAATACTTTTCATATCTATTTGTCTTTTAAATGAAAATAATGACAAACGTCCGAAATCGGACTAACTCTTTTTCTCTTATAAGATGTGTCACTTAATTGTGCATTACAATAGCACATACTACGATTAAATTCATGCCTAAACATGTGTATGCAATCCCTGCATTTTTTCCTTTTTATTATTGTACATTTTGTCATATTCTATTCCTTTTTTATTTTTGTTCATCTATTGGCAATGGACACCATTTAGGAAGTCCATTGGGTTTTAATTCATGCACATCACTAAAATCAACTCTATTTCCATCAGTATCTTCCATTTTATATTGAAAAAAAACAGTTGATGGAAAATGAGGATTCAGCAGTTTGTTATTATTAAAAGATGGATGCTTACAGCTTCCACTTACAATACTTTCTATCCCATTTCCCTCTCCATTATTCCAAGCTGTTAAATACGGGCAATTGGAGCATCCACTAACAATTATTTTTCTATTCATATTCTATTCTATTTTAATTATTCCACAACTCTGCATTCAAATACGTTTCCGCATACTTTTTCCGCGTTCCGTAGGGGATGCTTCGGAAGTATGCGGGGATATACTCAAATGCCTTTATTCGTTCACTTATTCTCATTTTATTCCACTTAATCTCCGTTTTCTTTTTACTCGAATTTACCTTGTCATCATACCTTATCCAAAACATGTCAAAGGTGATTTCCTGTTTTATTTCGGTGAATTTAGCCGATTCGGAACGGGCAAACCAAGCAATCGCTTCCGCTAATTCTCTTGGGATGTGTTTTGCCGTGTAAATCATTTGTTCCTCAGTAAGTTCAGCACCCGATGTTTCGTATTTGCTAAGTATTAAATCTGTGAACTCGAACAAAACTTCCCCTTTGAATTTATCACTTGTCAATATGTATTTTTGTACGCTCATATAATTGAATAACTGATTAATTGGATAACTGATTGGGATTAAATTTGTCCTTTTCTTTCTCTTGTTTTATTATGATTTTTGCACCCGGCAATAACTTCAATTCCGAAAGCGTTTCTTCTAAACTCTCGCGTGTTGTGGCGGTGTAAACAGTTGCCCACCCCTGCCCATCCTCTATTATCATTTTCCAAATCATAATAAAAACTTCTTTTTTCGTTCCCAATTTTTTCTGTACATATCTACCTCATTTCGGAAAACAACCTCGCAGGATTGTGAAAAATGTCCTCCCACTTCCTCTGCCGATTGTTTTGCTGTTTCAATAAACAGGTCGGAGAAGTGTTTGTCGCCGCCTGTTTCGTCTAATATTGCTTGTTCGTTGCTTATTAAATCATGACTATCCATAACATATAAATTAATCAATTGCACTCATAGACAACGGCAATGTTTTTTCATTCCCTGTCTCATCCTTATACTTAACGGACACAAATTGGCAGGTTTTCATTGGCTTATACGCCTCTTTAATAATGCGCAGCCCGTCCGTGAACTCAGGATTGTTTACCCTGTTTGCCAATTTTTCCAACTCCAACACACGGCTTGCTTTTAAAACTCCGTCCTTGTTTGGTTTTAACAAGTTTAAAATGGTTTCAACGAGCGCTGCGCTGTCTTCGTCTTTTGCGAGACTTTTCACGTATTCTTTCACTTTTGCAATTCCTGCTGTTACTGTTTCGTCATACCTATCTACAACACGGTGTCCGATGGTGATGGAACGTTTGCCGTTAGCATCAGTGAACGTGTGGCTTTGCTGGTCGTCCTTGATGCCGTAAACCTCTTTTTTGAGTTCCAATGCCTTTTCAAAACTCCTGAAAACCTGTGCTTTTGTGGTTGTCATTACCTCGCTGACGTATTCCAGCGAACCCCACAGGTCAAACACAGTTTCGTTTACGATGCCCTTATACGCCTCTCTATCTTCCTGTAACTTTTGTGCTTTTTGCTTCCGTTCCGCTTCCATTTGAGCGTACAATGCTACTCTTTGCTCGTCTGTTAATTCTCCTAATTTTATTTCTTTATTTTCCATGATTTTAATTATTTATACAAATTTCTTTCTCTTTCCCCGTATAGTTCCGCTTCCGTTTTCTCAGGAATTATAGCAATCCCTGAATTGTTTGTAAAACGGGCAATCATATCATTGTTACCACATTTTGCAACAATATTCAAAACCTGAACCTTAACCTTGTAAGACTCTACAATGATTTTACTCGCTTCGCAGATTTTCGCTGCAATCTCCAAATCAATCCCATCTTTTGTATCTGAATCGGGGTCGTTACTCTCTTTTAACCTTTCTATTACATCAAATAAATGCTCATTTAATGTATCTAAATTTACGTTCTTACTCATTTGCGTATATTTTTAATAGTTCTACTTAATTTACTTACTGTTCTAATTGCTTTTTTTACATCCTCCGGGTAGTTGTGAATACTGTTTTCCCGCACTTGATTTTCTCTGCTAATCATATACAGGTTTTCAATAGCACAGTTTTGGCGGTTTCCATCTTTAAACTGAATATTGCATCCCTTTGGAATAGCACCATTGTGTTGCTCCCAAATAACCCGATGTTTTAATTCAAAAACATTTGGTTCTTGTGTTTTTATTTCTATATATCCATATACATTAATTCGTTCACTGCAAACAGGACGGTGATTATGAGGAGTATTACCCTTTTTAAAACAGGTTTTTAAACTTTTTTGTTGCCCCTCCGGAGACATAAATTCATCCCATTTTTTTCCTTTGTTTTCCGGGATTCTCCCTTTTGTATACCTGTTGTTTGCGCCGTGTTTTAAAACATTTTCTCTTTGCTTTTGCTTAAATTCTTCCGACTTCTCAATGCCGTTTTTACGAGCAATCTTATACACAATCGCTTTGCTTAGTCCTGAAATCTCAGCACATTCGGCAATTGTATGGTTTGGGTATTTTTCAAGGACAATCTGCGCCTTTTCAGGCGGATATTTAGAACCTGTAATCCATCCTTTTTCATCTCTAACTGCGTATTCTAATGCCATAATCTTAATTATTTGAAAATGTAACACTTGATTCCTTATTCATTTCCTGTGCAGCCTTTTGTTTTCGGCAAAATTCTGCATATAACCGCTGCAGGTCGATTTTGGTTAAATCGTTGATGCTTGCCACGTTTCCAGCTTTGCATATAGTGCCGATTACGTATTTCATATCTACAATTTTCCCTTGCAATTCATACCAGCGGAACACGGCTTTAATCAAACCTTTGCGTTTTTTATCCATGTCTTCCGTGTCGCGGTTCTTTAGCTCGCGCGGATTTTGCAGAAGTCCGTTCAGATACTTAATGATACCCATTGCATCAATGAACTGCAATTCGCTGAGTTTTAAAGCCCGTCCGTTTGTCCACTGCGGACACATTTCGTCGCCGACCTCCTTTGTCAAGCCCAAACGGTTTAGCAAAAAATAGATGTGTCGGCTTTGCTGTGATGTCATTGGGTTTACTGATGCTTTGTTTTTTCTTATTGTTGCCATAATAATTGAATAATTGAATAATTGAATAACTCAACGATTGAGTAAACGCATGACATTACCGCAATGAAGAATAAGAGCATTATCATGCTGTATGTTAATACCTTAATAGTCTCGTTGTTTTTTATAAAATTTAATAGTGTTTTCATTCCATGATTATTTTATCGTAATCTAACAACTCTTTAATTCTCCTATCACGGGCAACTTTTGTTTCAAATTTTTCAAATGTTTTCCAGTCGCCCGAATCTTGCTTTCTATACTTAATTCTAATGTTTGGATGGTCATCTCTACGGATAAACATATATCCGGCTACCATTAACTTATTCATGCTTGTACTTTCCATATTTTATTCTCCTATATTTAATTGTATCATATAATCAAATTCATTTTTTAGTATCATTACCTGCTTGCTTGGGATTGTGTCTTCCAAACATAAATATATTGTCCGTTCTTTTGTGTTCAAAACAAAACCTTGCTTGCGGATGCGGTAATGTAGTCTGTATCTTCGTGCTTGTGTCTTCTTGTTTTCCATGATGTATTAGTATTTATCATTATTTATCCCCCAATATTCTATTGCTCTTTTTTCGTATATGTCTATGTATTTATCACCTCCGTAACGGCTCGTGGGAAAAGCCCGAAAGCCCTCCACTCTGCAAACAGCATTTGAATCTCTGTATATCTTCATCGCAGCAGAACCATCAGGATGTTTGTTTTTTTCGTGCGAAATATAAATGAAAAGTTTGTGCGGAAATTCTGATTTCAACAACTTATATTCGCTGAATTTCAACTCCAAAAACTGAACGGAATCCACCACCACGAAATCAGGGGAGCGATGCTTCCGCAGCCGTTCTTTGAGTTCATCCAACGTTTCCCTTCCTGTTAGTACAAATCTGCTACCAACCTCTTTCATTTTGTTTCGTTCAATGGCTGTTTGTATGGTCTTACTCAACCCTTCCTCTACGGAGAAGTACAAGACGCGCCCAAATTTAGTAAGATATTTGCTGAACTGCATAGCAAAGTCTGTTTTTCCATTCTTAGAAGCCCCAAAAATGGTGATACATCCCGTTCTTTCGGGATTTCCGAAAGCATCATGCCACTTTCCGTCAAATGGCATGACATTAAATTTTGCGTTCAGGATATTATCGACAGACAATGCTTTTTTCATATCTTATTCAATTTCAGTTTTTTGACTTTTTTTATACGCATGTACTTTACGTTTCACACGGCGAAGGTCTGAATCGCTATCCTTAATAATGCTATTTATCACCGATTTATCTTCCACACCGTTGGCAATGCAAACCTCTGTAATATCGCTGATATTGACGCCTTTTAATTTAATAAAATTGCGCCCAATACGGCTGAAAATTTCTTTGTAACCCTTTTTGTTTAACCGTAAACCACGGCGGATTCTCTTTTCCAAATAGTCTGTCGCTAATAACACAACCGCGCAATGGTCTTCCAATTCGTTATATAGTGTAATGAAAAAATACATTACTTGGTCGCAAAGTTTGTCCGCCTCGTCTAAAATCAATAATGGAGTTTCTTTTTTCTTCAACTCATAAACTACGCTGTTCATCATATCTCCCACCGTCTCTCCGTTGGAAGGTATTCCCATTACACGCAATAATTCTTGTAAGAACAATTTACGATTCCAATGCTCATTACAACTTAGCAGAAACGCATTTTGATTGCCTTGCTCATACTGTTTTGCCGTTTCGGTCTTACAGTTTCCGGGTTCTCCGCAAACAGCCATTACCAACGAATTTTCCTGTGCATCAGAAAAAATAGTGTTTAACATCTTAAAATCTCTCGTTTCCACAATAAACCATGTTTTTTGTTTTACTCCAATTTGTGCAGCGATATTCCGCCACATCACTTCGTTAATTAACTCCCATTCGCTGTTTAACAACTTGCTAATGGTCGCTGCCGATACGCCGTTTAGACTATTTGCAGCCTTGTTTTGGCTTCCTTTTTGTTGGCAGTAGTCCTGAAGCCTTGCCTGAATTTCCAATTTTTCTACCTGAGTGATCATATCTAATTCTTTTTTAAATTATTAATACATTTCATATACATCTACAAGTTCCAATTCGCTTTCCTCTTTCATTGCTTTTCCGATGGAATCTACTGATTTTACCTTGCTTTTATTGATTCCTTTTATTGACGGAACATTCAATCCATACTGAGACGGGTGCATGTAATTGCGTTCAAGTATCTGTTCTGCCTCCTCCTGCATGCTGACGCGCAATTCCTTGTTCTTTTTGTCCATTGCCTTAATAAAAGCATGGTCTAACTCATCCTGTTCCTGTATGTTTCTGTGAATACGAATATACTTTTGGGCAATGGTAACAAATCGGTAATCTCCTGACGGTGTTTTTTCATACAGGGAAACTGTTGTCATATCTTCGGGGTCGTATCCTACGTGAAATTGTTTATCTACATTGTTGCGGATAAAGTTAAAATCCGGTTGCCCGTCAAATGTCATCACCTCATATTCGTATTTTACATTTTTAACCGTCAATATAATGCCGTTTGAACGGTATTTAATCGCCTTTTCATTGATAACACCAAACATGAAAAGCATATCGTGAAGTTCTATTTTTGGACTTTTTGCATTTTCGCTGTTTCGGTACATATCAATACGTTTTTCTCCACTGTCAAAATGGATACTGTTGTTCCACTCCTCGCGGCGCTGCTCGTATAGTTTTTTGATTTCCGAAAGCGTAGGAAGATTGCTTTTGTTTGCCAAAATAAATTCCATATTTGCCTTGCTTTCTTGTTTTTTAGCCGTAACGTTTTGTCCTGTGAAAAACCAGTCTTTATGTAAAAAATTGGCTTGAAAACGTCCAAAAATGCTTTCTATGGTTTTGCTCTTTCCGTTGTAAGGCTGTGTGTTGATAGCCAACCGTGCCAATTTTTTAAAGAAATCTCCGGACTGTAATTTTTTATGTCCGCCTTGATTGTCAAATTTTATTTCGTATGGCTTGTGTCCGCTGAAACACATTGCCATTTTGTAGGCGTGGTATTGAGCCTCAAAGTCCTCAGTTTTGCATATATGGTAACCTAAAAGGCATTCGCTATAAACATCTATCACCTCGTACACGTTGCAAGTTGCAACCTTGCCGTTTTCATCCAAATAATAATAGTTTAGTTTTGTTCCATCTCCATTCCACAAAGCATCCCGCATGGTTGGAAGTAGTGTTTTGTGCTGACGGTTGTATTTTTCTTTTGCCTTCAACTCACCATAACGGCTACCATACCAATAGGGCTTGATTTCAGGACTATATAAAAAATTCTTAATTGTCTGTTCGGAATTTACTTCTTTCCAATCTGCGATTTTACATGCCTTTTCGTTGTACTCGAAAAACAACTGCATTATGGTGCATTTGTTTATATTTGAGGCATAGCGTGCAATCAGCCAATCTTTTGCATCTTCTGTAAGTTTTTCGGCATTGGGTTTTCCGTAATTTTTGTGTATTAGGCTCGCGTATCCTTCGGCAAAATATTTCTTGTATTTTTCCTCAAAACGCCTTGCATTATTCGGTAAATCGTGCGGATACAATTCTTTCTGTTTTTCGCAAAAGGATAGGCAACTTTTCCACCATTCATTCATCCGAACGCGTTTTCCATTCCTTGCACGAGCAATTTTTTGGTTTTCAAGTATTGTTCTTAGGGTATTGAGAATAGATGCTTCATTATAATATTGTTGCTGTTTTTGCTCCGGCAACGATACATCTCCACTATACCTGTACGAGCGAAAAAATGAGAGCGCTTCTGGGTCGGGCATGACATGGTAACCTGTGGTTTTGTCTGCTTTTTTTATTGACCCGTAGGCGCTCTCGATCACTCTTAATCTTTCCGGGCGTTGGATGCTTTTCATGTCAATTAATGTGTTGCCATATAAACCACGACGAAAAATAGATAAATAACCGCGCTGGCTATCATCCTTTAACTGCCTTTCTGTCAATCCTGCATTTAGCCAGTCGTTTTTACTTAATGTCAATGTGTCGCCTATTAATTGGTACATGGTTGTTTTAGTTTATTTGTTAAAAAATTGTATCTTTGCAGTTTTGAAAAATTAAACATATATTATGACTGATTCAATAGATTACACAGCAAATTGTCGTCAATTAGTTGAACTGACAAATCAATCCTCTGAGAAAAAATTGTCTTTTTTTCAACATATTCAGATTGTAACTGTAAGCACTCTTGCCATTTTAGTTGCTTTCCTTCAAAATGTAGATGATAGCATATTCCTTCGCATTTTATTTTCGGTGGCAATTCTTTCACTATCACTGTGTATTCTAACAAGTGGAGTGAGTATATATAATTTATCAAATCTGGTGGAAGCAACCCGAAAGGAATACCATGTTGAACTAACACGAGCGATACAGGAGAATCGGAATGTAAAATTTGTTGGCGTTCCCGAAAAAAGAATCTCCAAATTCTGCCAAAAATGCAGTTATGTTTTGCTGTTTTTATCTCTTTTTCTTCTAACATTGTTTGCTGTTCTAAGTGTTCTACTTCCATAATACTATTCTATTTTACTGATTAAACATTTTTTTTATTTTATTATATCCGTAAGTTTTACACGTTAGTCTATCCCATACAAATGGGAATCCGCATACATATCGTTCTTTTTTAAGTTGTTTTACCGCCTGAGTAAATGTTTTAAAATACTTGGTCGTTTCGTCCATTTCTGAAACAATCTCAAACCTTCTAAATCTTCTTGATACCTTCATATTCGTATATTTTTACTGATTAAACTTTCTTTTATTAGTTCCCGCCGGGGACTCGAACCGCCGGAGTATGCCTTTCGGGAAAATAGTGTAACTTTGCATTTTTGAACTTTTAAACTTATAAATGTTACACGTATGAAATATACTAAAACAGGATTTCCTTATGTGAAAACCCCTTATAAATATTTGCATCATCTTTACAAAGAACTTCAATCTGGAAATAATAGGGTTGGAGTTCATTGTACGAAAGATAAAAATCATAGTCTCTTGCATGATATTACATGGGTACTTATTAATGATGGATATATTGTACATAATATTGATTCTAAAAAAGATAGCTTGTTTATTGTTAAATTGACTATGCGCGGTATTGAATATATTGAAAATTGCATTCGGGAAAAAAATAGGCATTTTGTTGCTATCGTTACCATGATTTTGTCCGCAGCGGCTGCAATTGGAGCAATTGGAAATATTATTTATACTGTACTGGGTTGATTTAACTTGTATTGTTTTCATTTTTAGTACTCTATAATTTCATTGATATAAACCCCTAACTCGCCATTATGAGATTGTTTACAGACACTATTGTAAGAGAAATCTATCTTTAAATTCAGTTTTTCAGCCTCAATAATCAGTGCATTTAATTCAGAAATTTGTTTACGAATGTTAGATGCTATTGACTCTTTTATATATTTTGGAATTATGTAATCAGGATATTCCAACTTTTGTAACATTTCACGCATGAGGTCTTCTTTAAATTGCTCTTCTCTTTTTTTTCTTCCCATCTTTTCTTCTATTTTACTGATTAAACTTTTTTTTAATTTGCTCCCGCCGGGGACTCGAACCGCCGGAGTATGCCTTTCGGGAAAATGAATATGAGAGACTTCATTTATAGAATTTCTTTATCAATAAGTACATAAATATTAATAATACAAAAGATGAGTGAAATTGCGCTTATGCAAACATACCATGGTTCACAACATGTAGTATTATTTACATGATTATATATGCTAATGCAAAAAAATACAACACTACAAATGAAATAAAATATTGTCGAAAATATAAGTATTGCAATCCCTTTATCATGTTTTGCTTTCCTTTTTTTCATTTCATTCAATACTTTTAATTTAATTGAGGAATCTAAATCTATTGGTTTTGTCATCTCTATTATATTTTTTAATTATTACTACTCTCATAAATCGGGTCGCCGCCAAGTTCCACCGCTGCCTTGCGGATTTTGCGGGCAATATCGCTGTTGTTTTTCCCATTAATAGCATAACTTACCGTCTGAACACTCACCTTAAATATTCCTGCCAATTTCTTTCCTGTTCCTTTTTGGGTTTTTACCCGTACTAATTTTCTGTTTTTTGTATCCATTTTTTTACTATCTTTGTAGCATGTTTAACAATTCAATTTCAAAATGCAAAGATAACATAAATTTCTGAATAAAACAAACATTTCTGAAAAATATTTTTATGGAGATACCAAATATAAATAAAAGAATAAGACAAATAATTGATTATTACGCAAATGGCGTTGTAAAAAAATTTGCAGAAAATATCGAAATGCAACAACAAACACTCAATAGATTGTTTGTTATAGACAAAAGAACGGGAAAATATCCAATAGCAACAACTGATATTTTGCAGAAAATATCAGAAATGTACGATTGTGTTGACGTAAATTGGTTATTAACAGGACAAGGTAAAATGCTGCGAAATAATCAAAAAATAGAAAATATAACAGGTAATGCAAATAATAATTTGAATATCGGAAGAGACAATAATGCTGGAATAAATATCACAAGCCAGCATGTTGAGGATTTTATACGAATAACAGAGAAAAATCAAGAGCAAACAGATAGAATGTTATCTATTATTGAAAAAATGGTAAATAAATAGCTTTATGGGTAATATAATTAAGATAGGAAGGGATAGTAACGGGAATATATAAAGAGTATAGATAATAAAACTGAAAATAATAAAAATATATTTCAAGTACTGCGGGAAATGCAAGACAATATGAAAAAAATTACCAATCCATTAGATTCATAATTACCCACTTGCGCCGACTTTCGGTTGGTGTTACAATCTTGGAATAACCTATATATAAACCCTATTCGAACATCTTTTTTTTATTTTTTTCTCTAAAATATATTATTTAACTGAATATCAATTATTTATGAAAATTTATACCCCTTTCAATATATAGTGGTTTGTGCATTACAGGGTAGGCAATTCGCTAAAAACAGGATTTTTTGAAGCAAAAAAAGTAAGTATAGGTTTTGCAATTAATCAATTTTTGTACTAACTTTTGTACTAACTATGTACTAACTCGTGATTTTTTAATTTATAGTTTTTTGTAAAAGGGATAAAAATAGCCCAAAATTTGGCTGGAATTTTGGGTGGTGGGGGTTGTATTTGGGTGGGGTGGGAAAGTGGGTTGTAGGGGGCTAAAATGCTGTTATTTTAGGAGTTTGGAAATAAGTGCAGTCATTTGGCAGTCATTTGTCTTTTAATGGGGTTATATTTCCCTCATTTGCCCGCATTCTGCCCTCATTCTGCCCTCATTTTGCCCATTTATGTACATTTTAATTTATAATGTACTATCGGCAAAAATCATGTAAGTATTTAAAAATCAGGCAAAAATAGGGCAAAAATAAGGATTGGTTTTTGTACTTTTTAATTTATGCCCCGTAAATTAGCAACCAATTTATTAACATGATAGGATAAAAAAACAACGGATATTTTATTTTAAGAGGCGCAATCCTTTATTCTAAAGACTTGGAATCTCGACAATTTCATAGCATAACAAAGGTAGATGTCAGCCGTCTGTATTTTTCGTGGGTTTGTTATTTGTTATGCTAGGTAGTCGAGAACCTCAAGTCAAATAAGAAGATATAGGAATCCACGTTTTTTCATACTTTCAAAAAAAATCAGAGGATGAATGAGATAGAAAGACAGCACCGTTTAGAATGGATAGCATATATTATCCAAATAGAAAA